TGAGTTTGGATGGCCATTTGTCGAACATACGTTATGGATAAATTTTATCGCCAGCAGTTAATAACACTACTGAAAACTTTGTGGTCTGAAATTGTGTGTTGAGTTTGCGAGCTAGATTCTTGGCATGACCAGGATTGGAGAATGACACTTTTTTATATTTGGGTCCAGGATACTGGGTGAGCATGTTTGAAGTTTTTAAGTTGATTGGTTTGTTTTCGTAAAAAACTGCCCACACGCCTTCCGAGGCCAACACTTGCTCGGTCTTGTAAGTTTGTTTGTTGGTGATTTCAATTAACACCTGTGGCTTGGGTCGTGACATAGATAAACTCCGTGTTTATTTATCTCAATAACTATGCAGATTTAAAACTGCCACCTGACAAAACTACCTCAATTGGCTCATTTTGACTGGCTTGTTCTCGACGTGATTGCTCTAGCGCCAACAACAACTTGGTTATATCACCATGCAAGTCTTTGGCATCACGCACGGACATGATAAGATCTTTTTGTCCACGACTTTCTGCTGCCTTGATTGAGTCAATAAACCGATTGATGTGTAAACTCATTTTTTAAGATATGGTTCTAATGATGGTGCAGTCCAGCCTACCGGCTTTAGCACCTTACCATCTTCACGCTTGCGAACTTTGCCTGTTTCGTGATTGATTTTAGAAAAGTTCGTGTTCATGACTTCTTTCCAAGCACCTTCAGCATCGAAGCCTGCTGAATGAATTGCGCCAATTGTAACAACTAATATATCAATGAGTGCGTCAAGTTGTTCAACTTCATCATTGGCCAATACTGCTTGATGTAATTCTCCAACTTCTTCGTCGATCAGTTTCATGTACATTGCATATTGATTCAAGTTTGAACCATCGACTTGTTGGTCACAAGCCCGCATAAATTTTTCTTGATCACGAAAGGGATTCACTAGCCAGCTCCTTGGTGTAAAATGGTCCTTGATACTTGTAACGATCAAGTGCAATCAGTTTGGGGTTACGAACAATCTTCCATGAGCGATGTTGTTTTACTGTGTACCATCCGGCTGCAAACCATGACTTGGATTTCTCCTGTTTGGTAAACAATGGTAGCTTTAGTCTCACATTCCACAATCCATTATATGTCTTACATCCAGTTTCATAACCGTGAACTGAATCATTAGGTGGTGGGGTAACTGTTTCGGAAGGTTCAAAAGTGATGTCAATCACTTCTCTGACCATGGGCATGGTCTTGTAATTGGATACTTGATTTTGTATTTTTACAACATAACCATCTGCACTGGCCTCAATGTTACCAATCTTTTGATTGTTTTGTTTGAGGATCCAGTATTGATTGTCAATTACTGGTTTTGCTACTATCATTTTAACACTCCTTGATATGTTTGATTCAGCCAGCGACCAATTGGCTCTGCTTGGTCACTCAGCTTGGTGAGTTCATACTTGCCACAGAATTTAAGAAAGTGTGCGCCCACCATGCCTGTGTCTTTGTTACTGACCTGTTCACTGATCACAGCATCCACGGTATCTTTTACTTCTTGTGGTTGTGCAGTGAGGTCAATCAGTGTGACATTGCGTTCGTAGTCGTCAAGTACCTTGTGTTCTTTTTCTTCGTGGTCAGTCCAACGTTGCAACATGAGATTGTTCCAGTTGTAGCCTTTTTTGTTGCGATCTTCAAATGCTTCTGTAATGCCCACACGATTCTTTGTGCCTTTAACTGGTGCACCAGGGTATGCCGAGAACACATTGTCGCCGGGATCACCGCGTACACATTTCAAGAACAGCACCCATTTCTGGTAGTCAGTTGGAGCCACAAAGCTACGGTCGGTTTTGCCTACTTTGATCTTTGAATTGCTTTCGATTGTGAAACTCAATTGGTTGCCTTTGGCATCAGTTACGCCATCAACACTGAACAGGTGATCGTTTATGCCATTGTAGAGTTGCACATTTGGTGCAACCAATTGAACGAAGTCTGAATCACTGCTGACGATAATATGTTCATCTTGGGGGTGTAGTGCAATCCAGCGGCCTATGATATCGTCCGCTTCTGCTGTTGCGCAACGGATCACGCTACAATTTGTTTTCTCAGACAAGTATTTAGTCAGTTCATCATAGGTTTCCCAAAACAACTTGTCCTCTTCTGCTTCAGTTTCACTCATGGCACCGCGGGCCACAGCACGATTGGCTTTGTAGGGTTTGTAGTGGTCCTTGCGCCAACTGCGTCCCTCCAGTGCGAAAACCACGTGATCCACACCAAAACGTCTAGCTACCTTGTTGGCGCTCATCATGGTCAGGTGCAGTGCAAAGCCCAATTTAGTCCATGTGTCACTGGCCCTGTGTGCCGAATGGCGGGCGCGGAAGAACATGTTGGCAGTGTCAATCAGTAGATATTTCATTAGGGCGGTCCAGAAGTTTGTGTTGCTTTAAGTATTGTAACACATATTCTGACCAAAATCTATGGCCATTGGCCCCAAAGTGATAACTTTTGGGATTCACATGTTCGAATCCGTTGTTTTTTAGTATGGCATTCCAACTGTGCTCGTTTGAGTAAGGTTGGATATAGTGATTTTGCCAATCTCTTTGATTTGGCATATTACTAAACGTGCTGTTGCCGCTGTAGAAAAGATGCCGCACATTAAGGTCTTTTAGTCGACAATGCAGGTGCCAGATTTTATTGTGCCATTCATCTGTTTTTTGATTCCAATTCACATCCAAAATATACTGACGATATCTAGCTTCAAGTTCTGGCGGCACCATGTCTACACCACTGGCATTTACTTGATAGTGCCGGCCTTCGAACACCCATTCTTCTCGTTCCCATGTGGTCCATTGAATCACCATCACAGTATCATACAAGCGGCTATAATTGTTGTGAATCCAATCTGTAGTAGTGCGCAATATACGATCATTGCTGGCTGCTGTTTCGGCATCACAGTAAAATTCAGTGTTTAGCATTCGACTCAGGTGACGACCCCAACTGGCTTCCAAGTTGATTGGATGCGGGCGGCGATCAATTCCGTAACGGCCATCATCCACAGCCATTACATCAGGCACAACTGCTTCGGCAGCCGCTGTGTGACTACACCCATTCACATACAATATCATTTCTGTAGCAGTACTTTTTCTGTTTCGGCAGCTACCACACGCTTGCGCAGGCTTGAGCTTGAGAATGAATGGTCTCTGCTGTTAAACACATGCTCAATGTGTTGTCCAGTACCTTCATTGCGACCAGTAAAGTTGGTATCTTCGTATTCTCGACCAAGTATGCGTACATCGATTGGCAAGGTTAGTATCAAGTCAATTAGATCTTGTTCGGTAGTGTACACAACAATTTCGTCTACAAATCTACACGCACTCAATTGTATCTGGCGTTCCACAATGCTTTGCACAGGGGGATTTTTAATTCCTGGTCGGTCAATGCTGGCATCTGTTTGCAGGCCTGCAATTAAGTAATCGCAATGATTCTTTGCTTCGGCCAACATGGCAATGTGTCCTGCATGTAGCATGTCAAATTGACTGAATGTGATGCCGATTTTTTTACCTTCGGCTTTGAGGTCTTTAATGTGATTGAATATCATCCTATTTCGCTCCGTCCGTCTCCGAGATCACGTTTTTGCACATACATGCCGGAGTTTTTAATTGCTTGTTCTTGTTCCCATGTTTCCATCACAACATGTCGGCACACATTTTGAAACCATCTATCCACTATCTCGCCGTCACTGTCAGCAGGTTTCAACATATAGCCAGCCTTGACCAGTCGTGCCACAAAGATTTCGTTCCAGTCTAGTTCAAATGCACCCTGATGCAGGTTGTTGGGATCCACATCCATACTAAGCACAGCCACATAAGGCTCGCCCTTTTCTGTAGCAAGTTGCTTTTCTGTTTTTACCGGTACCTTGGGCTTGGTCTCGGCCTTGACCTTGGGCTCAGATTTCTTTTTAAATCTATCAAAAAATCCCATATAGTTTCCTTAGAATAAATCCACAGTTTCCCAAGGCAAATAGTCTTTGCCAAAATGCCCATAGTTAGTTGTGCTACTGTAGATAGGGCGGAACAAGTCAAAACGTTCAATAATACCCTTGGGTGTCAAGTCAACGTTATCCTGTATCCATTTAGTTAGATCACGTCCTTGTTGTGCGTCAGCTGTTTCCACGTAGAAACTCATGGGCTGTGCAAGTCCAATTGCGTAACTGATCTGCACTGTGGCCCACGGTGCTCGACCACTTGCCACAATGTTCTTGGCAATCCAACGTTTTAGGTAGGCAGCACTTCGATCCACTTTAGTAGGATCTTTGCCACTGAAGGCTCCGCCACCATGAGGACTATACCCGCCGTAAGTGTCAACAATAATCTTGCGGCCAGTAAGCCCAGTATCGC